TGCCCATGCTTTGAATCCAACCCCGTCTCTGGCCCAGCGGCAGAGCGTGGGACTCGTATGGACTTGGCCTTCCGGGGTCTTCTCATGGGCGAGCGCCAGCCCTTTTTGGCGCTCTCCGACTTAGAGAAGGACTCAGTGATGTGGGCGGTCACGACTGCCAAGGATTTGGCGCAGGGTCATCCGATCATCAGCGATGAGTCGCAACTCAAGGTTGTGACTCCGCACCTCTCCCATGTCGGCACGGAGGATGCGCGGGTCGAGGCGCTTTGTTTGAGCATGGACTTGAAGTCAGGACAATTACGTTCGTATCATAAGCAGCAGAGTGCCTATGCCCTTGGCAACATGGCGCGGGAATTCGTGAATGAGTGGGAGTGCGTGCTGCTGTTCTGCGACCAGCAAGAGGTTGTCCACTACACCTACACCTACGATGAGGCCGAGCAATGGGTTAAGGGGATCGTGGATAAAGCGAACGATCCGAACCGACTGCCTTGCGCGAATGAGTACTGCTCATGGTGCGTGAAGAAGGACCGCTGCCAACAGGTCGTCGAGCCGGTCGTGCAGACGCTGGCGGCAGTTGAGTCGGAGGTCTCATTGGCCGAGGTGCGGCAGAACGTCCTCGCCGATCCAGATCGCTTGGCGAAGGTACTCAAGGCGGCATCGATTTTCGAGAAGGAGTTTCTCAAGCCTCTCCGCGATGCGGCAAAGCAACTCCTCGTTGATGGCGGGTCGCTACCCGGATGGAAGCTACAGCACCAGACCGGCAGCGAGTACTTCGACAGGATCGCAATCGTGTCGGCAGCGGTGGCAGGCAAGAGCGGACTCGATGATTTGGTGACCGCGATGGGCGGCGACATGGGCGGCAAGGCGTTCCGCGAATGGAATGAGAAGATGAGACTGCCGGTGCAGGAACAGCATGCCCAACGAAAGGGCGATATCGTCAAGCTCGTCGAGGACAAGAAAGCGAGGGCGCTCAAATGAGATCGCTCTGGCCAGAAGAGAAGGAGTTGCGGGGTCGCGATGGGCAGGCGTGGGTGGAGGCCTTTGCAGTCGTCCCAGATCACGTTCAGTCTGCTGCTAGGCGGATCGTGTGGTGGGACTTCGTCTCGCTCCACACAATGGATTTTGCCATGAAGCGTGGATTTGGCGTCTTCAATCGCGCAGTCAAAGATTATGCCGGAAGCGCCCCGACGAACGAGGAAATCGTGGATGCTCTGGTGGCGGTAGGCTACTCGCCAGAACGTGCGCTTAAAAGAGTGGGAGGCGTAATATGACGCAACCAGAACTAGATTTCGGTCACTCCAGACCTACGCAGGCGAACGCGATACTGGGATACCTGCGCGGTGGTCACCGGGTGACGCCGATGGATGCGCTGAACCTCTTCGGTTGCTTCCGGCTGGCGGCTCGCATCTGCGAGCTTCGCAAGGCGGGTTGGCCAATCGGCGAGAAGAAAGTTGTGACACCTACGGGCAAGCGGGTCGCGGAGTATTCGCTGGCAGGGGGGGCATGTGAATGAGCTACACTTATTTGCTGGAGCAGGGGGAGGAATCCTCGGCGGCATCCTTCTCGGACATACCCCAGTGTGTGCTGTCGAGATTGAACCTTATTGCCAGAAAGTCCTGCTGCAAAGGCAGCGGGATGGAATCCTTCCAAAGTTCCCAATCTGGAATGATGTCACCACCTTCGACGGAACTCCGTGGCGAGGGAAAGTCGATGTCGTCTGCGGAGGATTCCCGTGCCAAGACATCTCAAGCGCGGGGGGGGGGGCTGGAATTGAAGGCGAACGAAGCGGACTCTGGTCAGAAATGGCCCGAATCATTGGCGAAATACGACCGAAATTCGCGTTCATGGAGAACAGCCCAATGCTTACTCTTCGAGGACTTGGGCGAGTCCTTGGAGACCTTTCCGAATTGGGGTATGATGCGAGGTGGGGAGTGTTGGGAGCAGGCAATGTGGGAGGAGATCACATCCGAAAAAGGATATGGATTTTGGCCTACTCCAGTAGCTTCCGAATGCCGAGACACTTGGGCAAAACCAAAGTCTTTAGCAAAACTCTACAAAGGGGATCGGGTAGCAAGGTTTCTTTGCAAGAGTTGGCTGGAATTCAATTTGGAAATGCCAGATCGGGTAGCATTAAACCCTTGTTGGCAAGAAGAGAGGATGATGTGGCCGATAGGTCAAAGCGACTTAAAGCCGTTGGGAATGGACAAGTTCCAAGAGTGGCTGCGCTCGCATTCCAAATTCTTGGAGGTGGGAAATGACTAAGCGCCCAGCATTTCAATTCTACCCCGGCGACTGGCTGGCTGATATGCGAATCCGCATGCTGCCTTGGGCATCGCGGGGGCTTTACATGGAACTTCTCTGCTACTGCTGGCGAGAGGAGTGGATTCCCGCTGATAGCTCAGCCATAGCTCAGCTATGCGGTTGCCATGACTTAGCCATCGTTGAGCCATGCCTTCAGCTATTCCAACCGCACCCAAGCGATTCCTCGAAACTTATTCATCAACGCTTGGTGGAGGAAAAATTGAAGCAGGATCAATACCGCGAAGAGAGATCGGTGAGCGGAAAGCGTGGAGCTAAACTGCGATGGGAAAGCGGAATGAGAGAGAATACAGGTGCTGTAAATGGGCATAGCTCAGCCAATGGCTCAGCTATTAGCTCAGCCATCAATCAGCCAATGGCTAAAAATGGCTCTTCTACTTCTACTTCTACTTCTAATACTTCTTCTAAAGAAGAAGTAGGCGCTCCGAAAAAATCCTATCTTCTCGATGAGGAGTTCTGGGCAGAGATGAAGCGGCACTACCCCAATGTCGATGTCGAGGCCGAGTCTCGCAAGATGGATGCATGGCTCCTCGCCCGCCCCGCTCGCAAGAAGACCCGGATGTTTGTCATCGGATGGCTCAACAAGGTGGAACCGGCATTGGCCCCAGCCAAGGTCGAGGAGGTCGAGCAATGGTGACCACCTACCAACCCTGTGCGAGCGAGGAATGTTTCGAGTCGGTCCCGCTACCAGATGAGAATGTTTCGAGGTACTTCCCAAACCTCCGGGTGCTGTGCGAGGACTGCCTCGCTCGGCATTCCGAGAAGCTCCGCGAGGAGCAGGCCGCAGAAGAGCAGGAGAGGCGGCAGGAGGCATTCCATGCCCTGTGTCCACCACTCTACCGCCAAAGCGACCTCGGACGCATCCCAAGCACCTTCCTGCGCGAATGCGAGGCATGGCAGTATAATCCAGTTGGAATGGGACTCATCGGGCCTGCGGGCTGCGGTAAGACCAGAGCGGCATGGATATTACTCAAGCGACTGCATTTCAGCGGTCTGCGGGTCTTCGGGATAACCTCAACGGCATTCGCTAAAGCGTGCGCGGACCAGTGGCATGTTGACAACCAATCCAAGGCGCTGGCCGAGGACACGCTCGCCCGCTGCCGCCGCACCAAAGTGCTGCTCCTCGATGACCTCGGTAAGCAGAAGATGACCGAGCGCAGCGAGTTGGAACTCTTCGACCTCCTTGAACACCGATCCTCCCACGAACTGCCCATCATTTGGACGGCCAACGCCGCCAAGGGTGACCTCAGAAAAATGCTCTCGTCCGACAGGGGCGAGCCGATCCTCCGGCGGTTATCGGAGTTTACGAATATTATAAATACATGAAACTTATTTTACGTCCAAGGCTTGGAAACACATGGGTTCATTTTGATCATTACCTTCAAAATGATGCAGGAGAAGAATACGCAAGGATAGTCTCAAAAACAAATTGGGGGTATGGAGACCCACCATATCCTTCATTTCACGCAAGAAACATTACTCATGACTATATATCATCGCCAGACAAAAAAGAGTGGCGCAAGAATTCATTATTCGAGGGTCATGGAAATTGGGATTCTGAACTAGATATAAAAGATTTTGTAGAAGAATGGCCTCAAGCAACAGAAGTTATTGTGCGAAATCCTATTTATATAGACCCAACAACTGCAACGATATGGATGCCTAGAAAAAGAACAAATCCTATTTTTTCTAAAAGGTTATGGTTGTTCAAAAGAACCCCAAAAAAAGAACCAATTTGGATGCTAGAAAACCTTGGTTATTTTTCCAAAAAACGATCAGAATCAGCATTTTTATCTGGAGAGCTTTTAAAACTACTCAACCCGTGGGCAGAAGACCCTCGCAAGTTTCTATATGACAACACCAAGCAAGATAAATCATTGATAGTCAAATCGCTGTCAAGGCAACTTAAGAAGCTTATTAAAAGCGTCAAACCCATATCAGAACAAACCAAGAACTTCTTCAAACTCGCAGGAGCATTCAAACATCTCCAACAAAAACAAAAATATGCATATTGAAAATAAAAACCAAAAAATATCCGAATTCGTTGCCCTCATTACCCAAGGCATCGAGTGTTGGAATAAAGCCGGTGAAATTGTGGTCCAGCTTCTCGATGAACAAGAGTTGACTATTGCCGCCATCGCGCAAACGTCAGAGTTTCTCACCGAGGACATCGTGACCCGATTTGAGCAATTAGGACGCAAGCAACTCCTTCCTCGTTTACTTGTCGCTGATTACCCGGCGGCAAAGCATCTTGTGCGACTTCCATATAGTGAGCAAAAGCGGGCTGTGGAATCCTCGCTTGACCTGCTGGTTATCGAAGGAAAAGAAGCAAACATACTGAAAGTCGGCGTGGAAAACCTAACGACATCCCAATGCCGACAGCTTTTCGATGGAGATCAGATACGGTCCATGGGAGCGCAGCGGGCATGGATAGAGGACAAGCGCAGCCTTGAGGATACCCGCAAAACATTAGAGCAACCAGAGTCGCTTTACAAATTGCGCGGGAAAAAAATTGTGATTCGCCGGGCGTGCGAACTCACGGCAGGCCAACTTGCGGCCATGATATCTGAAATCGAAGCCCAATAACAAAGTTTTGACTGATACCAATCTCCCCAACATAAACAACCAAACCACATGACAACACACGAACTAGCAGAACAAACCAAATACGTCACCTCGGCAGGCAAATTCATTGCCAAGGTGAAGCAACCCGGCAACGGATGGCTTGGCAAGACGAAGACCGGCACGGATTTCATCCGTCTCCCGCTCCTCATTGACGATCCGGCGAGCGACCAGCAGGGACGCGAAATCGTCTGGCAGGGCTGGCTATCGGAGAAGGCGGCAACACGGACGGCGAAGACCCTTGACGAGGCTTTTGGCCGCGAGTGGGACATCGCCTCACTCTCCTCTGGCAAATCGCCGTTCCTCAACCAGAGGTGCAAAATCACGGTGGAGGCCGAGGAATACAACGGCGAGGCCAGATTCAAGATCAAGTGGATCAACCCGCTGGAAGGTGCTGCGGAAACCCTTGCTCCAGACCGCATCGCCACCCTCAACGAACGCCTCAAAATTGCCCGCAATGAAGAAGAAATCTCGTTCTAATCGGGAGATCGTCTGCCAAGGGGCCGCAGGGACAGAATCCTGCGGCTCCGACCGGGCGGACAGGTGGTGGGCGAAACTGGAGGGCGACATTGACGCCGCCTGCAAACGCTTTTGGCAATCAACGCCGGAACGCCGCAAAATCGAAGCTGCTCGTCGCCGCAAAGAATTTTTATTTTAAATATATGAAGACACCAGAAACAGATGACATTGCACGGGGTAACCATGTCGTGCCGACCGGGTGGGCGCAGCAACTGGAGCGCGAGCGCAACGAAGCTAGGGAGGAAGTGAGGTTGCTCAAGGGCATCCTCGATTTGATTAAAAAGGAGGCGCAGTGAACTGGACCCATGATCAACTCGAAAAGCTCGGCTACAAACCAAACCAAGATGGCTCATATTCTCACTCTTCAACTGCCGGGATACACAACCCCAAGCCTCAACCGGCTGCTCGGCCAGCACTGGACCCTCCTCCAGAAAGAAAAGAAACGCGCCCGCCTCGCACTTCTCTCATCATTACGAGGCATGCCGTGCGACTCCTCGATGCCGATAATTATGCAGGCGGTTGCAAGCCTCTCATCGACCAACTCCGCTACGCTCACCTCATCGAAGACGACGACCCGGAAACCATCGAAATCACGTTCCGCCAAGCCAAGTGCAAAACGAAAGCGCAAGAAATGACGACCATTGAAATACGCGAAGCTGTGGGGATTATAAAAGGGGGAACTCCGTTCTTGTCAAGACAAGTTTCGACTGATACCGAATGAACATGAAGATCAACCCCAAACAAGAAGCGTTCTGCCAAGCCTATGCGAGCGGCATGTCGATCACGCAAGCCTATGTCAAAGCCGGTTACTCCGAAAATGGAGCAGGACAGGGAGGTGAGCGATTGTTGAAAAATGTTGATATCAGCAAACGGGTCGATGAACTCCGAGCCAAGGTGGAATCGAAGATGACCTACAAGCGAGAGACCTACCTCGAAACACTGCGCGAGCGGTTCATGGAAATGCCACCGGAATCCTCAACCTGCGCGAAATACGGAGAGATGCTGGCGAAGGCGATGGGATGGAACGAACCAGAGAAGCTCGACATCGTCGGTGCGTTGGAAATCAACCTCACCATCGGTGGCCAAAATTAACATCGCCATTGTCCCGCGACCGCAACTCGCGAGCTACCTGCACCGCACGCAACGCTGGGCCGTGATGGTCTTGCATCGCCGCGCTGGGAAGTCATTCGTTTGCATTCAAGACCTCATCGTGAAGGCGCTCCAGCATAAGCGCAGCGGGCCTCCGCTACGCTATGCCTATGTGGCTCCGACCCGCGAGCAGGCCAAGGACATCGCGTGGAAGTATCTCGTCCAGTTCACTAGCCAGATACCCGGCGTTGTCATCAACAAGGCCGATCTCGCGATCACCTTTCACAATGGAGCGACCATCCGACTCTACTCTGGCGAAGCTTTCGAGCGCCTTCGCGGAATCTACCTCGATGGCGTGGTGATGGACGAGGCGGCTGATCTCGATCCAGCAGCATGGGATAATGTCATCCGACCTACGCTCACAGACTACAATGGATGGGCGACATGGGTTGGTACGCCGAAGGGCAGGAATCTCTTCTGGAAGCAATGGAACAGGGCGTGCGCGGACAGCGAATGGTTTTCGCTTATGCAACGGGCCAGCGAGTCGGGGATCATTCCTGCCGCCGAACTCGATGACATCCGCAAGGGGACCACCGAGAATGCCTACCAGCAAGAATACGAGTGCAGTTTCAACGTGGGACGTCCGGGTGCGATCTATGTCCGCAGCCTCGAAAAGGCCCGCGCTGAGAAACGAGTGACCAATGACGTCTTGTGGTTCAAAGAACTGCCGGTCTACACAAGCTGGGACGTTGGCGCTCCGCTGAACCAGAAGGTGTGGATATGGCAAATGGTCGGTGACCGCATCAACTACATCGAGGCGCTCTCTGGGTCCGATGAGTGCGCCACGCCCGCAGACTGGGCTGCACGGCTCAAGGATCGCCAGTATGGCTACGGTGGTCACTTCATCCCGCATGACGCCGCAGCGGAAGTCGGAGGACTCTGGCAAGAGGCGCTCGGTCGCAGCGGGTTGACCGGCGTCTGTCCTGTGCCGAGGCAGATTTCGGTATGGGATGGCATCAACCTCGCGAACGATGCCTTCCCTCGCATCTCGATCAACGAGGCTGGATGTGCCGATGGACTAGAGGCGCTCGATGCCTATCACGCCAAGGAGGAGCGTGATGGCGTCACGATCAAGGATGTGCCGGTGCATGACTGGTCATCGCACTACGCTGATGCGTTCTCGCTCTCTCACCAAGCCATTAAGCGTGGGATGGTGCTCGACCGATCCGCGATCCCTCGGAAGGCCGAGCGTGGCGAAGCGACCAGAGTGGTGGCCGGATTCCGAGGGGGTGGATTCGGAAAGGTGCGGCGGTGAAACGCGAACTGGAACTCCAAATCCTAGACCTCTACCGGCGCTACCCGCAGTCGCGATCCTTTGCCGAGGAGGTCGAACTCACCGCATGGAATGGAGTCGTCATCAACACCGAGGACTTCTTCATGCTCGCCCGCCCGGTTGACATCCACGACCCGCAGGAACGCTGGCGCGATGCCGCCTACACATACCACAGGTTGTGCCAGAACTGCTGGCTGATCACAATATATTGTGGTATCAGTCAAAATAATCCTTGCCATTTCGCCCCTTACACCCTTCCGTTAGTCGCATGGAGTCGTCGGAATCGACCGCTCCGAATTTACGAAACCTCGAAAATAAAACCACGATGCGACTCATTGACCACCAACTCAACCCCATCCTCTCTCCCGTCCTAGCGTGGTTCGGAGGTGGACCAAAGGGTCCAAGCAAATCGGAAAGGAGAGCCGCCGCCGCTGCACAAAAGAAAGCAGAGCAAGATTCTATTGACCAAAAGGCTAATTGGCAAAAACAGTATGATTTGCAGGCCGCATCTATGGAACAGCAACGTGTAGCAGCCGAGAATCAACGAGTCAGTTACGAAAAATCGCAACAAGAATTCCAAGCACAACAAGCCTCTCAAGCTGCCGCACTAGCTCAGTCACAACAAGAAGCCCAAGCAAGGTACGAGGGTCAACAAAAACAAGCCGCAGAACAAGCCGCAGCCATGAAAGCGCAACAAGAGACTCAAGCTGCCGAATTGGAAAAGAAGAGGGAGGAACAAATTGCGGCACAAAATGCCGCTCAAGCTAAACAATCCGAAGAAATGAAGGCAACCCAAGCCTCTCAAGCTGCCGCACAAGCCTCTCAAGCTGCCGCCTTAGAAAAACAAAGGCAGGAACAGATTGCCGCTCAAAATAAACAACTCGAAGAAACGAAAGCCTATCAAGAGGCGAACCGCCCCTCTCCGGGAGCACAGGTAGACGTTGATGGAACGAATCAAACGCCAACTAATATGAGAAAGAAAGGCATGCGTAAAAGCATTCTTGCCGGGGAGAGCAACCAGATGCCTTATGATCCCAGCAGGCAGACCACACTCGGCTAGTTTTGACTGATACTCTAATGAACGGCAACAACCCCGAACTCGCAGACAGAGTCATTCAGCGTCATGCTGAACTCGTCCATCAGCGTGCGACTTGGGAGTCACTCTGGGAGGACATCGCGAAATATGTGATGCCTCGCAAGGCGTCGATGTTCACTCAGACGACATCGCCATCCACGGATGATGAGTCGCAGTTATTTGATGCGACTGCGGTGAGGGCGAACATGATCTTGGCCAATGGTCAACTGAGTTGGATGACCCCGCTCGAAAGCCGGTGGTTCTCACTGGAACCTCCAAAGTCGATGGAATCTGAGGACGAGGTCGAGCAATGGTTCAAGCGTTGCACCGAGGTCATGCAGGCCGAGCTGAGCCGATCCAATTTCTACACCGAGATTCACGAACTCTACCTAGACCGAGGATGCTTCGGGACCGCTGCGATTCTTGTCGAAGGAGGCAAGAACAACTCACTCAATTTTACCAAGCTCGACATGGGATCGTTTGCGATCTCCGAAGATGACGAGGGGTATGTGGATACGCTCTCCCGCGAGTACGAAGTCACGGCTCGGCAGGCCGCGCTCAAATTCGGCGTGGAGAACCTCACCGAGGCGATGCGGAAGGATTTGGAGCGTCCCAACTCCAACAAGAAATTCACCTGCATCCACCTCATTTCTCCTCGCGGACCGGGTGAGATTGAGGATGGCAAGCGGGATGCAGAAAACAAACCCTATGGAAGCGTCTATGTCGAGAAGGCGACCAAGCACGTCTTCCTCAAGTCGGGCTTTGATGAGCAACCGTTCTTCGTTACCCGCTATTTGAAATGGAAGAACAGCGAGTGCTATGGCTACTCCCCTTCATGGACGGCGCTTCCAGAATGCAAGCAACTCAACTTCCTTGAGAAGCAACTCGATTCTCTGGCAGAGATTCACGCCTTCCCGCGCATCTTGATCCCTGCGGGGTTCGATGGCGACATCGACCTGCGTGCGGGCGGCGTGACGTATTTCGATCCCAACAACCCGCAGGCCACCCCGAAGGAATGGGGAACCGGCGGGCGCTACGACATCGGCGTCGAGCGGGCTGAGAGCAAGCGCAAGGCCATCAACGAAGCGTTCCATGTGGACCTCTTCCAGATGTTCGCTCAACTCCAGAAGCAGATGACCGCTCGCGAAGTCGCCGAGCGTGCGAGCGAAAAGTTGATCCAATTTTCCCCGACCTTTGCACGACTGACGACTGAGCTATTCAATCCCATGCTGCGCCGGATATTCGCGATCCTTGCCCGTGCTGGCAAGTTCCCGCCGCCACCAGAGGCTTTCCAGCAGACCGGCATGGTTCCCGATCCAGAGGTCTCCTACAACTCGCGGATCGCACTTGCGATCAAGTCGCTTGAGAATGCCGCCTTCATCCGCACCAGCGAGATGCTACTGCCCTTTGCCAATCTTCGCCCGGAGATGCTGGACAACTTTGACTTCGACGAGATCACCCGTGACATGGCCCGCAACGATGGCCTGCCAGCCCGCTGGCTCATGGATGAGGAAATGGTCGCACAGACCCGCGCCCAACGAGCGCAGGCCGCACAGGCTCAAGCGCAGGCCGAGCAGATGGAACGTCAAGCCGCAGCCATCGGCAAGGTCGGTGGCATCAAGCAAGACTCGGCCATCGCTCAAATGATCCCCGGTATGGCATGATGGCTCCCGAAGACAAATCTGCCGCCCTCAAGCGTGAGCGTGAGCGCCAGCGCCTCACCAACGCCTACCACCGTGTATTCAAAACGAAGGATGGCGAACTCATTATTGCGGACATCAAGACCCAGTTCGCGACCGACTCGCAGGTCTTCCTCCCCGGCTACGATTTCAACCCCGTGGTCGCCGCCCTTCGCGATGGCCAGCGGGGCGTTCTCATCCACATCGAGACCATGCTTCGCCGCATTGTCATTGCCGATGGCGACATCGAAACACCCAAACGCAAGGTCATCAAAAAATGAGCAAGAAGAACACCGACATCCCACCCCGCCCCGATATGGACCCCAT